CAACATTCTACTATGGTTACTTCAAGTATGAAAGGAGTGTTTTTTACTAATTACGCAGCTCGTCAAGAGTTGTTACAACTAATTAAAGGATGAAATTATATCTCGCGGGGAATGCAGGAATACTCTCCAGAGAAAAAGATTACAGTAAACTAATTCAAAGTAGATTATTGTCTTATTATGAAATATCTCAAAATCTGTTTGCGTCTGACCTGTCTTTTAATTTCATAGTAAAAAGAAATGAACATATTCTTAGCAGGAGTACCAGGAGGAGGCTCAGTAGGTCTATGTAGAAGAGAAAGAAAATTGAACAAACTTTGGAAATGACGACTTTGGTCTTATTATCACCTCAAACTAGTAAATGGGAGGATGCCAAATGGTAAGAAATAAAACATTTGTTGTACTAAAGTATCGTAAAAAATTGTTTGTGGATCATGATCACAAAACAAAAATAGTTAGAGGATTATTATGTAGAAAGTATAACATAGGACTTGATTATTTTAAGGACAATATTATCTCATTACAAAGAGTAATTAAATATTTAGAAAATGGAACAGAAAAAAGTTGAACTCTTTTTAGATAGTGGTGCTTTTTCTGCATGGAGTCAGGGGAAAGATATTGATATCAATGAGTATATTGATTTCATAAAAGAGCATAAAAAGGTTATTGATGTGTATGCCAATTTGGATGTTATTGGTGATGCTGAGGCAACCTGGAAGAACCAAATGATAATGGAAAAGGCAGGATTAAGTCCACTTCCTGTATTTCATTTCGGAGAGGATATAAAGTGGTTGAAAAAACTATTGGACAGAGATTATGATTATATTGGTCTTGGAGGTATGGTTCCTATTTCTACAACTAACTTATATCATTGGTTAGACGATTTATTTACCAATTATCTTACAGATAAATATGGAATGCCTATTGTAAAAGTTCATGGGTTTGGTCTGACCAGTTTAAGATTAATGTTAAGATACAATTGGTGGTCAGTTGATAGTACTAGTTGGGTATTAACCGGGAGGATGGGAGCTATTTATATTCCTCGTTTTAGAGTAGGCAAATGGATATACGATGATGATCCTTGGAAGATAGTTGTATCAAATAAAAGTCCTGATCAAAAAGAGGAAGGTAAGCATATTACTACAATGTCACCTATGGAAAAAAAGATACTTCTAAACTATATAAATGAGAAAGGTTATAAGTTAGGAATATCTAAATACAAAACGGTAGATTCAGATTATAAACTGGTTGAGAATGAAAAGTGGGTTGACAAGAAGCCCATAGATAAGAAAGAGAAGAGAGAAGTTGAGATCATTATTGAAGCAGGAGTTTCTAATCGTTACCAGTTTCGTGATGAAATAAATATTATGTATTTTCTGGATCTTGAAAAGAGTATGCCTGAATGGCCTTGGGCATTCAAAAAGAAAGAGGTTCAAAAAGGATTTTTTGATTGAAATAAGCTATGAAAATTTTCTTAAATAATGACAATACAGGAGGAAGTAGATTAACTGTAGAGAAGCTTACGTTTAGGTCTGCTTTAAATTATTACTTCTATCTAATAGGGATGCCTGCTAAACTAATAAGTCTTGGTTGTACTCATGTACGTTTAACTTACTTCTATGATATTTTAGGTAAGGGAGACAATAAAAATATTAAACACTCATTATTAAAGAAAGTATGAGAAGGGCTGGAATGTAAAAAGATAATATAAAATTGTTAGGTAAAGCATTAATATATTTAAGAACATATATAAAATGAAGATATTTTTGAGTACGTGGTTGACCGATAGAAGTCTTGGTACAAGTATGACCAAGAAACGAGCATCCAGAAGACTACTCAGTTATTTCTTTTTGCTCGAGCAAAAGATAACAGCTACTCTGTTAAACAAATACATTGAGTTTGGTCGTTGTGATCCAAGGAAACAAAAACTATGAAAATTTATCTGGCTGGTGGAATGACGGTCATAAATGTGAAAGGGAGGGAAAGAGTTTTATATCAGAAGTTTGACTCTTGGAAAAGAGTGTTTAGTTATTTCTATAAGGAATCAATCTTTAAATCAGAAATATTAATAATCGCAGAAAATGATAGTAAACAAATCAAAATTACAAGAAGCCCTCGAAATAGTAAAACCAGGGTTAGCAAATAAAGAGATAATTGAACAGTCCACCTCATTTGCTTTTACAGGAGGTTGTGTAGTAACTTATAATGACGAAATAAGTATATCTCATCCAGTAGAAGGTCTTGAAATTGAAGGTGCTGTAAAGGCAGATAAATTGTATCCACTTCTTGCCAAAATAAAGAAGGAGGAAATTGATATATCTATAAAGAAAAACGAATTACTCCTAAAGTCAGGTCGTATTACGGCAGGTCTGCCACTCCAAAGTGAAATTACTCTGCCATTAGATGAAGAAATCGCTGAGAAAAAGAAATGGAAATTATTACCTGTCAATTTTATAAAAGCCGTTGACCTCTGTAAAGAGGCGTGTGGTACAGACATGAGCAAACCAATTCTGACTTGTGTACATATAAGTCAAAAAGGATTTGTTGAAGCGAGTGATAATCTAAGAATGTGTAGATGGGATCTTGGAGAAGAATTACCTGTCAAAACTTTTCTACTTCCTGCTTCTTCTGCAGTTCAGATAGTCAGATTATATCCTATAAAGATCTCAGAAGGAAATGGATGGATTCATTTTAAGACTGACCAAGGTACAGTATTATCTTGTCGTATATGGGATGACAAGTATAAGGATTTATCACAGTTTTTAATCTTAAAAGGAGTTCGATTATTACTTCCAAAAACTATTGAGGAGATGTTAGACAGAGCAAGTATATTTACCAAAATGGACCATATACTCGATGAGGCTGTAGTTGTATCTCTTGCAGATAATAGATTTAAGATGAAAGCTGAAACAGACGAAGGATGGTTTGAGGAAGAAGTAAACATTAAATATAATAGGCAATCAATCTTCTTTACAGTCACTCCGTACTTATTAAGAAATATTTTAAAAGAAACTTCAGTATGTGAATTTACTGGAGACAAGTTAAAGTTTGAAGGAGAGAGTTGGATTTATTTAGCTGTACTTAGACATGAAGAGTAATGGAAGGATTCTTTACAAAGAAAGAGACTGAAAGTAAGTTCAGACCTGACGGAAGGTCTTTGACTTGTGTCACTTGTAATCTATATAAAAAATGTAAGAGTCCAAGAATGGTACCTTACGGTAAGTTTAAAAAAGGCATTCTTAACATTGGAGAGGCTCCGGGAGAACATGAAGATAATGTAGGAAAGCCATGGCAAGGTAAAGCAGGAAAACTATTACAGAGAACTTACGAAAAACTTGGTATCAATTTATTTGAGGATTGTCTTAATATTAATTCAGTCTTGTGTAGACCTACAGATAGTAATGGTAACAATCGCACTCCTACCAACTATGAAATAGAATGTTGTCGTAAGAATGTATTAAAAGTCATTGACGAATATAAACCAAAAATTATAATTCTATTAGGTAATGTGGCTGTACTTAGCTTGATAGGCTATCGTTGGAAGAAAAATTTAGGAGGTATATTCAAATGGAGAGGTTGGACTATACCAGATCAAAACTTTAAGACATGGATATGTCCTGTCTTTCACCCAAGTTATATTGAAAGAACTGAAGGCACTGTTGAAAATGCTATCTGGACTCAGGATTTAGAAAATGCATTTAAATTAAAGAATGTACATTTTCTAGTACACGTTAAACCAAGAATTAAGATTATTGAAGACTTATCAAAACTCACTAAAAAGAGTTTAAACGCTCCAATTACAATGTCAGAACCTCTAATAGCATTTGATTACGAAACGACTGGTATTAAACCTCATGCCATTGGGCATAGAATAGTCTGCTGCTCTGTCGCATTTAATGAGAATCTAGTATACGTATTTATGATGTTTCAATCAAAACGAGAGAGACAACCGCTAATAGACTTGTTGACTAATCCAAAGATTGGTAAGATTGCTCAGAACATGAAGTTTGAACATACCTGGACAAAGGTCAGACTAAAAGAAGAAGTACAAAACTGGAAGCATGATACTATGCTTATGTCTCATATTCTAGACAATAGACAAGGAGTAACAAGTCTACAATTTCAAGTTTACGTGCAGTTTGGTATAATAGGTTATAAAGATGAAACTGAACCTTATATTAATTCTGGAGATAAGAATAACGGAAATTCATTCAATAAAATTATGGAATTAATAGCAAAACCTGGAGGAAAAGAATCTCTTATGAAACGATGTGCTTTAGATTCAATTTACGAATATAGATTGGCGATGATACAAATGTTAAACTCATTACCTTTTTAATTATGAAAGTAAAAGAAAAACATCTATGGATAATTTTTATCCTTTTTGTTGTTGTAATAATTCTACTATTCTTCTCTTGCGAAAAGCATCAGGATTGTTATGTCTGTACAGTTAAAACTCAGTGGTTTTATGGAGACTATGTTGTTACCTCTGAAAGAGATTATCCATATTGTGATGTAGATAAACAATGGATTGAAAACTTTGAAAAGATAAATACTTATTCTGACACCTTAACCAAGATGGTACAAACAGTTAAATGTAAATAAAATGAAACAGATAGATTACTCAATGAGATTAAAATATAAAGACAATAGTTATGTATGGAATGAAGACTATAGTGCAATAGTAAGTGACCATATTACTATTCGACAGCATGCTCAACAAACTGTAGATAGATACAATAAAGACCCACATCGGAGAAAAAAAGTAGAGCTTGTCATGGTAAGAAATCTACCTAAAAGATACATTATACAAATTAAGAATGAATTATAACCCAAAAACGAAGGAGGCATACCAATTATTTCATTACGGAATATTGGCATTAACCAGAGCTGAGCTACAAGGGTTTCGAATTGACATGGATTATGTTGAGAAGGAAAAACTACGTTTGACTCATAAGATAGACAGACTTGAAAAGAATTTTAAAGATACGAAGTTCTTTAGACATTGGCAACATACTGTTAAAGGTTCAGTTAACATAAATTCAAATATTCAACTATCTAACTTTATATATAAAATCAAAAAAATAAAGATAGAGAAAGAAACAGCTTCTGGTCAGGGAGCTACGGATGATGATTCCCTAAAGAAAATGAATATACCTGAGTTAAATGATCTCCTGGAAATGCGTAAACTTAAGAAGGTAAAAGATACTTATTTGGGATCATTTGCAAGAGAACAAGTAAATGGTTACATTCATCCTTTCTTTAATCTTCATTTAGTACAAACATATAGGTCATGTGTAGCAAAAGGAACAAAAATATTAATAGCTCGTGATTTCTTAAAATATCCAAATGGAGTTCCTATCGAGAAAATACGAGAGGGGGATTTTATTTATTGTTTTGATAATAATTTAAAACCGACTATACAAAAAGTATTGTGGTCAGGGAAAACTGGATTTCGAGAAGTTATAAGAGTTCATTATTCTATGGCTGGAAGTAAGAGAAGAGGATATATAGAGGTTACTCCAGAACATAAAATCAGATTAATAGATGGTTCTTATGAACAAGCACAAAATTTAATTGGTGATTTTAGAAGATCTGATGAAAGTATTCATTTAGCAAAAATAAGAACTTTATCCTGTTACAGATTTAATGATACTTTACGATTTACCGGGCATTTAAAACATGGAATAGGTATATTAGAATCTCGATTTATCTATTCCAATTTAATTGGGCCTCTTTCTGATAAAGAAATAGTTCATCATAAAAATGAAATTCATTTAGATCATACCCCTTCTAATTTAAAGAAAACCACATTATCTTTACATTCTACCCATCATGTAAAAACTACTTTAAACTCTTCTAAAGCAAGAAAAAATAATATAATATCTATTCAAAAAGCAAAAAAAGCAGGAGTTTACAAAAGGTCTGCTTTAAAAGGGGAGGAACATCCAAATTATCTTAATTTGTCAGAATTTAGTTGTTATAAATTATTAGCTCAAGTATCTGGAAAATTAGTAAAGGTGAATTATGATTTTAATACATTTAAAAAGTATTTGAAATTACACAATATTAATGCTGATAATATACAAATTCGTTATGACAAATTTGGAAACTATATTTGGAAAAGTAAACTTACCCAACTATCTAAATTAGGGAGAGCTAAAGTATCTAAAATATTAGGACATAATTATTACAAATTAATTAAACTGTATACATTATATGATTTATCAATCGAAAGACGTTGGGGAAATCAATTTGGGGAGTTTAAACTAGGAAATCACAATATAACAAAAATAGAATGGCTTCATAAAAAGGTTGCAGTTTATGATATAGAAGTAGAAAAATATCATAACTTCTTTGCAAATGATATTTGTGTTCATAATTCATCAGATCATCCTAACTTTCAAAACATACCCATACGAGATGAAGAATCTATGCAAATAACTCGCAGAGCCATATTTCCAAGACCGGGACATCAATTGTTAGAGGTTGACTTTAAAGCGATAGAAGTTGCTATAAATGCATGTTATAATAAAGATACTACTCTAGTTAAATACGTAACAAATCCAAAGTCTGACATGCATGCCGACATGACAAAACAAATATTTAAAATGGATAATTTTGACAAGGAAATACCAGAACATTATGTTTTAAGACAAGCTGTAAAAAATGGATTTGTGTTTCCTGAATTTTACGGGGACTACTACAAAAATTGTGCTACTAATATATTATGCAACTGGGGTAAATTATCACAAGGAAGGTTTCATTCTGGAGAAGGTATTCCAATGCCAAAAGGAACATTAGCAGACCATCTTATTAATGTTGGACTTCCGTCATTTAAAATGTTTGAAGCACATCTTAAATCAATTGAAAAAGACATGTGGGAAAATAGGTTTCCAGAGTATGCTGAATGGAAAGAGCGTTGGTGGAAGGTTTATCAAAAATATGGTTACATTGATTTATTGACAGGTTTTCGTTGTAGTGGAGTAATGAATAAAAACCAGGTTATTAATATTCCTGGACAAGGAACTGCGTTTCATTGTTTACTCTGGTCATTGATTGAGACTGACAGGATAATGCAACTTCAAAAATGGGATACAAAAATTGTAAGTCAAATTCATGACTCTATGATTTTGGACGTCAAACCTGACGAACTAAATCATGTAGCTAAAACTATTCTTAATATAACTACAAAGAGACTAAGAGAGCACTGGGATTGGATAATTGTTCCAATGTTTGTAGATATGGCATTATGTCCTGTTGATGCGTCGTGGGCTGAAAAAGAGAATTTTAAAGTTTAAAATAGATTTAATTTTCTTCACGTATAATATAATATAAATAATTTGATAAATGAGTTTGTATCTTAAGTATAGACCAACCACTTTAGATCATGTAAAAGGCAATATTGACATATTAGATACATTGGCAAAAATGCTTTCTAATGTAGAAGAGTGTCCTCATGCCTTCTTATTGTATGGACAAACTGGATGTGGCAAAACTACGATAGGTCGAATAATCGCTAATAACCTTGGTTGCAAAGGTAATGACTTTAGAGAGATTGATTCAGCAGACTTCCGTGGTATTGACATGGTACGAGAGATAAGAAAACAAGCTCATTATAAGGCTAGTGAAGGAACTTGTAGAGTATGGTTAATTGACGAATGTCATAAGTTAACAAATGATGCTCAGAATGCTTTACTAAAAATGATTGAAGAACCTCCTTCTCATGTATATGTAATACTATGTACAACAGAGCCACAGAAATTGCTTGAGACAGTTAAGGGTAGATGTAGTCAGTTTCAAGTCAAGCCTTTATCTGAACCACAAATGTATGGTTTATTGAGGAGAATAGTTAAATCTGAGGAAGAAACACTTGATAAGGAAATATTTGATATTATAATTCGTGACAGTCTTGGTCGTCCAAGGAATGCTTTAGTAATACTTGAGCAAGTATTGAGAGCTGAACCTAACCGAAGAGCTGAAGTAGCTCTACAGGTGGCAGCTGAGCAATCTCAAATGATTGACTTGTGTAGAGTATTAATTAAACCAAATGCTTCTTGGAAAGAGGTTAATAATAAATTGAGAGGATTAAAAGATCAAGAGGCTGAAAGTATTCGTAGAGTAGTACTTGGTTATTGTCAAGCTATTTTATTGAAAAGTGATATGCAAAGAGCAGGAGTAGTACTTGAGGCTTTTATTGATCCATTTTATGATAGTGGATTTCCACAATTAGTTTATGCATGTTATTCAATTATTAAAACTAAGTAATATGAACTACGAAAGGGACATAAAAATTGACGAGACTGCTCTAGATTTAGAGTGGTTAGATCAACCAGTACTATTCTTAAAGTACTCCAAACACCTTGCTCAAATGCGAAAAGAGGTTGATGAAGCAAGGCAAGAAGTAGAAATAAAAAAAGCTGAAGTTGACAGAAAAGTAAGAGAAACCCCTGAAGCTTACGGTATTGAATGTAAAGTTACAGAAGGAGCTATTGCAAGCGCTGTACTTACTGAAGATGAATATCAGGAAGCACAAAAACATTATCTTGAAATCAAGTATGAAATGGATATGGCACAAGGAGCTGTCAATGCTTTTACTCAGAGAAAAGAAGCTTTGGAAAATATAGTTAAACTATATGGTCAACAATACTTTGCAGGTCCAAGAGTACCAAGAGACTTAACTTGGGAGCGTAAAGAAAAGCAAAAAAGGAGGGATGCTGGTGTGGCTTCTAAAATAACGCGTAGAAGAAGTAAATTATGAGAGAAATAATTGAGATCACTTGTGTAATTACGGGTATTATAATAGGTTTCTATGTCATAGGCAGACTATTTGGAAAAGGACTTTTAAAAGAACTAGACATATTTTTAAATAAAAAGTTCACTGATTATATTAACAATAAAAAAAAGAAAGAAGATGAGAACAAAACACATGAGTAATTTTAGAGGTAAAGTAATTGCTGATTCGAGGAGACAACAGACAGCAGCAACATCTTATGGACACTTACTGCTAAAAAAGGGTACTAAAGTCTTTACTGTAGAACCAGGAAGTAAAAATGTATTAATTGACTTCTTACCCTATGAAGTAACAGACTCAAAACACCCGGATAAGAATTCTGATTTGGGTATTGCAATGAAGGGTGATTTATGGTATAAAAGACCATACTGGATTCACCGTAATGTAGGAGCGGAGAATGAAACAGTAGTCTGCTTACGTTCAGTTAAAAAAGTATGTCCTATTTGTGAGAATCGTGCTAAGATGACTAAAGAAGGAGCTGATCAGGAGGATTTAAAAGTAATGAACTCCTCACTGAGGAATATTTATAACATTGTTCCTTTAAACTCCAAAGATAATGAAGCAGTTCCTCATGTATTGGATATTGCTCAGACATTGTTTCAGGACTTACTAAATGATGAACTTGAAGAGAATGAAGAGTTTGAAGTATTTCCTGACTTAGAAGAAGGATATACATTAAAGATTCGTTTCTCCAAAGAAAAGCTCGGAAAGAATATCTATGCTGAAGCTAAGAAAATTGAGTTTGTAGAAAGAGACGAGCAATACACAGAAGAGATTCTAAGTAACGTTACAAATCTTGATGAGATACTAAAGATTTATTCTTATGATGAATTAAAAGCAAAATTCTTTGAAACGGATACCGAAGAGGATGCCGGAGAATTAGAAGATGTTGACGAAGACGAGGATAAAGAACCTGTTCGCAAAAGGGTAAAGAAAACAATTCATAAAAGACGTCCTGTAAAAGAAGAAGAGTATGATGAAGAGGATGAAGAGGTGGATGAACAGGAAGAAAAAACAACTCGTAAATCTATAACAAGAGGCACTTCAGATAAAACTCCAAGCAAGAAGAAATGTCCATACAGTCATAAATTTGGTGTAGACAATGACCAATTTGACGAGTGCCCTGATTGCGAAGTATGGGATGCTTGTAATGACGAAAGTGCTTAGTAATCATGTTAGATATTCAAAGTAGAAAAGAAAACTATAAGCATGTGGGAGCAAACGTTCCCCCA